TTTATCAATGGCACACTTGTAGCAGTACCAAGCACCAACACTGTGGCTGGTTTGGCAGCAGCCATTAACGCAGCCACAATCCAGGGTGTTAGTGCAGAAGCAGTCAGCGGCAAACTTACACTGTACGCAGATTCAACATCTACCAGCGATGGTTCCAGTCTCAACGGTGGCGTAGTTGCAATTGAACCAGGCGGCAACAACGGTGCAGCACTGCTGACCAGTTTGGGGATCACAGCAGGTGATTATCGTGCCCCTATATACCTTCCGTCTTACAGTTATCAAGTACCACGCTGGAGAACAACCGATGCTACACCGCGCCCCACAGGATCTGTATGGAACAACATGAGTGCTGCCAACAGCGGTATAAATGTAGTGATCAAAAAATACAGTACAGTGCTGGGAGATTGGGTTGCACAAACCAGCAATGCATACATTGGAGACTTTGCGGCATTGAGCGGTCTTGACCCCAGTGGAGGCGGAAAAAACATTCCAGTTGGCACCACGTATGTCAACGTTGATCCATATTTTTATGCAACTACTCCCAATCAAACTGCATCATACGAAATTCTAAGTCGATATGTATTGGGCGCAACAGTGGTCACTGGTACTGTGGCCAATCCAACTTTTGTTTCAGGAAATAGTTTTACTATTCGAGCCAGTCAAGCGTCAGCCACACCAACCTCAGTTCTTGGAACAGCAACGTTGGGCGGAACAACTCCAGCAGCTTTTGTTGCTGCGGTTAGTGCAGCTAACATACCTAATGTCAGTGCCAGTGTTAACTCAGCAGGAAACATTGTGTTGACACACAGTCAAGGCGGAACCATGGTAGTCGAGAATGTTATCGGAACGCCACTGACTGCTGCAGGATTTACGTTGGTTACTCCGTTGGTTCGTCAAGGTAGATTGTCGGCTACTCAACTAACATTGAGTAATTGGGTTGGTACACCTGAATTTACATACACAGCCAGCGACACTGCACCAGATGTTGATCCAGCAGATGGACGACTGTGGTTCTACAGTTCTGTTAGCGATGTTGACATCATGATTCAGGACAATGGCACCTGGCAAGGCTATCAAAACGTTGTCAATGATGTTCGTGGTTTTGACCTCAGCGAGACCAACGCCAGCGGTCCTATCATTGCTGCCACAGCACCAACTACACAAAATGACGCCAGTGAAAGCCCATTGCAATTTGGTGATCTTTGGATCGATTCCAGCGACCTAGAAAACTATCCTGCAATTTATCGTTGGCAAGCTGTTGCTGGAGAAAACCAATGGGTTTCAATCGACACCACAGACCAGGTCACTGAAAATGGCGTGCTGTTTGCAGACGCACGTTGGGCCGGCAACGGAACTACTGATCCAATCAGCGATCCTTTCCCAACTATCGAAAGCTTGTTGACCAGCAATTACCTGGATCTTGATGCACCTGATCCTGCACTGTATCCACAGGGCATGCTGTTGTTCAACACACGTCGTAGTGGCTACAACGTCAAGAGTTTCCAAGAAAACTATTTCAATGCCACGAGCTTCCCTGACGATACTCTACCTAGTGTGAAAAACACTTGGTTAACTGCCAGCGGCAACAAAGATGATGGCAGCATGTGGTCAGGACGTCAGGCACAACGCAAAATGATTGTGGCAGCATTGAAGTCAGGAATTGACACCAGTTTGAGCATTCGAGAAGAACAAGTTGACTTCAACTTGATTGCTACACCCGCATATCCTGAGCTTACTCCCAACATGATTGCACTCAGCAACGAGCGCAGCAACACATTGTTTGTGGTAGCAGATACTCCAATGCGACTGGATCCAAGTGGCACAAGTCTTGTGAACTGGGCTACCAACAACAATGGACTGGGATTGGTCACTGAAGACGGTCAGATTGCAACCAGCAACTATGCTGGCGCATTCTACCCCAGCTGCCAGACCACAGACCTCAGCGGCAACACCGTGGTTGCTCCTCCAAGTCACATGATGGTACGCACCATCCTGCGCAGCGATGCTGTAAGCTATCCATGGTTGGCTCCAGCTGGTACACGTCGTGGCGTGGTGGACAATGCACTGGCTATTGGTTACATCAACGGCGCAACTGGCGAATTTGTGCAGTTGAGCATGGGACAAGCACTGCGTGACATCTTGTATGAACGCAACATCAACCCAATCACGTTTATTCCAGGTGTAGGTATCACCAACTTTGGTAACAAAACTACCACTGTGACTACCACCGCACTGGATCGTATCAACGTTGCACGACTGGTTGCGTTCTTGCGTGGACGACTGGAGCAGATTGGCAAGTTGTTCTTGTTTGAACCCAACGACGAAGTTACTCGTCAGGAAATCACCAACACTGTCAACAGCTTGATGATTGACCTGACAGCCAAGCGAGCAATTTACGACTACCTAGTGGTCTGCGACAACAGCAACAATACTCCAGCACGTATCGATCGAAACGAGCTATGGGTCGACATTGCCATTGAACCAGTGAAGGCTGTGGAATTTATCTATATTCCATTGCGTATCAAGAACACTGGTGAAATTTCTGGAGCAGCCGCTTAAAAAGGGGGTCCGCAAGGACTCTCTTTTTAGGTAAATAAACATATAGGAGAAATTTATGGCAAGTGCATCACTAAACAAAATGACAGTACCCGTTGGAGCAGACGCCGCTGGCGGCGGTGCCCAAGGCCTGTTGATGCCAAAACTCAAGTATCGCTTTCGCGTGTTCTTTGAAAACTTTGGTGTGTCAAAACCCACAACAGAAATGACCAAACAGGTCATGAGCTTCACCCGTCCCAACTTGACGTTTGAAGAAATTACTCTACCGATCTACAACTCAACACTGAAGTTGGCCGGCAAGCACACCTGGGCAGACGTCACCACAGAAATTCGCGACGATGCATCAGGTCAGGTCAGCCGACTGGTAGGCGAGCAAATGCAGAAACAAATGGACTTCCTGGAAATGGCTTCAGCATCCAGTGGTGTTGATTACAAGTTCACCACACGAGTTGAAGTGTTGGACGGCGGCAACGGTGCTGTTGCTCCAGTGGTTCTAGAAACATGGGCATTGTATGGTTGCTACCTCAAAGGAGCAGATTACGGTTCTCTCAACTACGGCGAAAGTGCTCCTGTTACAGTGAGTTTGACCATTGCTTATGACAACGCCAACCAGGTTGCTGGCGACGTGGCTCAAGGCGGTATTGGCATTGGAACTGTACTTGGACAAACCATTGCCGGCGCGGTGACTGGTGCTGGTCAAGGCCAATAAGGCAGACTAGCTCATGGCAGATTTTGGCCAAAACTTCCTTAAGGGGTTTATTGGGTCAGGGCAAGGCTTGCGTGATTACAGTCACGCAAGTCGTACTTTTACCACCAACGCATACGAACTCAAACCTCGGTTCAAGTTTCTTTTTCACGTCAGCTTCTCTATCAACACTGGAGAGATTCCTTATCTACGTGGTGTGTTTGGCAGCAGCGATGTGACTGAACTGAGTCTGTTGGTCAAAACAGCAGATCTTCCACGATACAACATTCAAACACAAACAATGAATCAGTACAATCGAAAACGACTTGTACAGACCAAACTTGAATACCAACCTATCAACTTGACGTTTCATGACGACGGTGGTGACAATGCACGACGACTGTGGTACTACTACTTCAGTTACTACTACAATGATCCTGCTCAACAGTACCTGGCACCCAACGTCACCAACGGCAGTGCAGGCGCCAGTCAAAACAGAAGTACAGGATTTGGATATCCGCGCAGCGACATCTACAATGACACGCTACAGGTACCAACCTGGGGATACTCAGGAGAAAGCTGGACCAACGGCACATCAGCTGTGAACGGAAAACCAGCATTTTTCAAAGACATCAGAATTTACGGAATGGACCAGCGCAAGTTTGCTGAGTACATTTTGATCAACCCCATTATCAAGAGCTGGAATCACGACACCTATGATTACAGTCAAGGCAACGGCACCATGCAACACAGCATGACCTTGGAATACGAAACTGTGAAGTACTACGAAGGTGCTATGAGTCGAGGCGGCCGCTCTGATCAAAACATACAAGGCTTTGGTGGTCCAGAACACTACGATACCACACTGAGTCCAATTGCCAGACCCGGAGCCAACAGCACAATATTTGGCCAAGGCGGTTTGTTGGACGCAGCCGACGGTATCTTGGGCGACCTACAAAGCGGCACAGTCGGCGGTTTGATTGGTGCCACACAAAAAGCACTGCTCACACGTGAAACATTCAAGAACAAAAATCTTTCGGCCATTGCCAAAAGCGAAGCAACAACTTTGGGCATCAACGAAATCTCTAAATCTTTGCCTGGAGCAATCAGACCCATATTAAATAGACCAACTGGAGTGTTTATTCCAACACCGCAACGTGCTGCTCCAGGCCCCACCACAGGCCCAACCCCAGGACCCCCGCCATGACCACAGGTTCAGTCAACAACACCAACTTCAACATTGATCAAACTGTCAGAGTTTTTGATCAGTTCTACAGCTTTGATGTAAACATTCCTGCGGCCGAATACGATATTGTTCACAGTTACTTCTTGAAGACCATGAATAATCGCCAGGCCGCTGGCAACTTCACAGTGTCGTTGTTTAGAATAGCAGAAGAAACCAAGATTCCTCCACTGACATTGTTGCAAGAATTCCAGGGCATAAATGGAGTCAATCTCAATGTCTCGTTGGCCTATTATCTCAATCAGATTCGCAGTCGTGCCACACTATTGGGCGTGGGGGTTTCTGTGGTACCCAACGCTTATGCTGCAAGAAACGTAATTCAATGAGCAAGTGGGCACAAGGATTCTACACTGTGCAAAATGCCGACAAGTATGTGGGCACCAAGACCCCGCGATACAGATCAGGCTGGGAACTCAGCTTTATGCGTTTTTGCGACAGCAATGACAATGTGTTGCAATGGGCATCAGAAGCTGTGCAAATACCTTATCGTCATCCACTCACCGGCAAACAAACCATATATGTGCCAGATTTTTTAATCACTTATCGCACTCGCGGCAATACCATGCGAGCTGAACTGATTGAAATCAAGCCCAAAAAGCAAAGCGTGATTGAATCAAAAATGAGCAGTCGTGACCGTGCTGTGGTAGCCATCAATTATGCCAAATGGGCAGCAGCCCAGAAGTGGTGTGCTCGCCAAGGGCTACACTTCCGAGTGATCACAGAAAACGACATGTTTAAAAACGGCTCCAATTAACGCCATAAATATGGCATGACTCGTAAACTTGAAGAACTGTTTGATCTGCCGCCTACTGCACAAGAAGTAGACACTGCCATACCTGACTTGCCTACCAGTCGAGAAACACTGGCAGCACTGGACGCAGCCATAGACAAAATTGACGAAGCACTGCCAGCAGTGCGCGGACTAGAATCCACAGATTCTGAAATGGACACACTCAGCGACATGGCTCGTGACAGCTACAAAGATCTAATGGATCTAGGTATGCAGGTCGACAGTCGGTTTGCCAGCGAGATATTCTCAGTTGCCAGCAACATGCTGGGCCACGCCATCACAGCCAAAACAGCCAAGCTGGACAAAAAACTCAAGATGATTGACCTGCAGATGAAAAAAATGCGCCTGGATCAACAGCAAGCAGTGTTAGACAGCAAGCAAGAACCTGAAAACCCTGTGCAGCAAGGCACAGGAATGATACTGAGTCGTAATGATTTATTGCAACGAATCCTCGGCGGCAACAAGCAAAACGACACAAAAGAATAAATATAGCATAGGATATTGAAATGAAAACATTCGCCAACTACCTAGCTGAAAGCCAACGCACATACGACTATCGCATCAAAATTTGCGGTACAGTAGATGCCGGTGCTGTACGACAGCTCAAACAAAAACTGGACCAATTTGATCCAGCTAGCATGACAGATCTCAAAACTACACCTGTTCAAGCTATCCCCACTGACTTCCCCAACTACAAAAACGAGCCTGTGAGCATGTTTGACGTGAGCTTTCGATACCCAGCTATTGAGCCACAGATCAAACAACTGGCACAGCTCATGGGCATTGATCCAAACCGTGTGGTCATGAGCAGTCGTGACTACAACGAAGGCATGGCAGAAGAATACAAAAAGATCGCTGATCAAAACAAAGACCTGATTGACGACACTGATTACCCGGCGCCCGATGCACAACAACGAGCATTGAGCAAAGATTACGCAACTGGTCCTTACGATCATGCTGTGTTAAAAAACGCTTATCGTAGCAGTTTCAGCATTGCTGGAGAAAAAACTCCGCCTGCCAAAACCACCAACGAATTGCCACAAGGCAACAAAAGTCCAATGACCAACATCAAGCGTCAACCCAAGCCAGCAACTGGCGCCAACCCAAGAGGATAATACCATGAGTTTCTTTTACGATCTAAACAACAAACTAAACGCCATTCGTGAACTGCCCAGCACCACACACGGACAACTCAATGAGCGTGACATGAGCCGTGCTGCCAAAGGCTACGAAAAGTACGGCAAACAAGGCATGGAAGCCTTGGCCAAGGCTGGACGTGAAGGCAAGGCACTGGATCCAATTCGTGACAAGTACAACAAGTACGACGAGAGTGTAGAAGAAGGCTTTGGCGATGTGGTCAAGCAAGTAGGCAGTGCTGCCAAAAAGTTAGGCGGTCGTGCATTAAACACACTAGGCCACGGCGACGATGCTGACATGATTCGCGATCTACAAAAGAAAATGGGCGTACCACAAACTGGCATGAAGCCCGGCGCAGAACCAAATCCCAAACAGATCAAAGAAAAAATGAGCCCAGCCAAGGCCAAGAGCTTTGCTGCATTAGCTGAGCCCAAGGACAAAATCACTTTTGCCGACAAGATTGCTGGAGCCAAAAAAGAAGTCGACGAGATGCTGGGTGATGTAGCAGCAGAAGCCATGAAGAACGCACTGGGTGGCAAGAAACAAGTTGTTGCCAGTGAAGAAGAAGATCTCAATCCGTTCACAAACTACAAGAAGCCACGTACCGACACCCCAAGAGTTGGCAGCGTTGAACGCGGTCACAAACACGATATTGAGCACACAGCTACAGGTCGCAAGGTAACTCGACGAGTTGATCCTGCTGGTATCAGTGTTGGTGCTGATGACGACAAACCAGCAGACGGTGAAAAGCGTGGTCGTGGTCGTCCAAAAGGTCCTGCCAAGGCACCCGAGCGTGTGACCGGCGGCGCTACCAAGCACAAAGGCGGCCGCAAGACCAACGAAGGCGAAAACGAAAGCGATGAAATCAAACAAGCCATGGCCATGTTGAAGAAAGCTGGCTACACAGTAGAAAAGGCTGCTGAACAAGTGGACGAAAAAGCTGTGAGCAAGAAGCAACAACGTTTTATGGGCATGGTTCATGCTGCACAAAAAGGTGAAAAGCCTGCCAGCAAAGAAGTTGCCAAAGTAGCCAAAGGCATGGGCAAGAAAGACGCAGAAGACTTTGCAGCTACCAAGCACAAAGGCCTGCCTGAAAAGAAAAAGTCCGACGATGCTCCCAAGAAGAAAAAAGAAAAAACACAAGAAGCTGGTGGCACTGACACACCCACAGCCAGCAGCGGCTTCAGCTACGGCAAAGGCATCTACGACAGCATCAATCGCGAAATTGAAGAAATGATCGCAGAGTCAATGAGCGTGACCATGAGCATGAACAATGACACAATGAATGGTGGTCCAGGTAAAAACCTCACAGTCAATGCCACAGATGAAGATGCAGTCAAATTGGCATCCATACTGAAAATGGCCGGTGTAGGCAGCGGTGAATCGTCATGTGGTTGCGGTCAACCTGGCTGTGACTGTGCTCAACAAGGCATGGACGAAGCTTATGGCGACACTGATGCCACAGAAAACGCACCTGACTATCCCACAGAAACAGAAACCAGTGCAGATCCATTTCAGTACAGCGGTGGCATCAACAAGCCCAAGTCAACAGGGCAAACCACTGTGCCAGTTATTGCTAGCCAAGACGATCGCCAACACAGCTATGCTGAAGCAGAAGAAGATGCTATCAAACGCATGATGGAAATGGCTGGCGTCAAGAAAAAAGAAGTTGACGAAGAAAAAACTGACGAAGGCAACAAGTTCACTGGCAATCTAGCCAAGGCTCGTGCTGCTGGCAAAAAAGAAGCTGACCTAGACGGTGACGGTGACCTGGAAAAAGTCAAAGAAAGTATCTTTGATTTGACCAACCAGTGGCGAGCATACAAAGGATAATATCATGTACAAACCAATCAACGAAAATTTAACAAACCCACCGGTGATGAATCCACACAGTCCTGCCAGCAATGGCTACAAACAACAGCCTGTGGATATTCCTGGTGTACTGGATCAAACACGTCGTTTGTTTCAGCCAGTGATCGCTATTCCGCCTGAAAGCAACAAGTAATGCCACAAGCAAACGTTTATACCAGTGCATCGGCACAGGCCTGGTTCACCGACAAAGCCAGGATCAGCACTGGCAACACTGCTGTGACTTTTCAGGTCAATGCAGTTCAGTTGACCTATGTAAATCCAGGCACAGGCGTCACTGCCAATGCTGGATCCGCTGTGGGCAATATCTACAGCAATGCAGTCAGTGTGCCAGCCAGCAGTCGTCAAGACATCTATGTGGGTGTGGGCAATCAGTTGACCATTACAGGCTCTAATTTCACTGTACAAGAATTAGGCACAGCAAGTTCTGCTGCCGCTGGCGAAAACGGTGTAGGCAACGGCTGATGCGAGCACAGGAGTTCATCACTGAGCGTGACGGCAAAATAGGCACACGTAGACAAGCTGCTACTGTGGGTCTAAACACCTTTGGTGATGCTGAACGAACCAACAGTGATTATACTCTCAATCGTGTGATGATGGCTGTGGCCATGGCTGATGGTTCTGATGATGTCATAGACATGGATGAAAAAAGCTGGATAGGTAAAAAACGTGCAGCTTTTCCTTATACACAAGTTGAACAAGACATGTTGAAACAGGCCTACAAAGCAGCAGGCGCTGTGTATCAAGATATCAACAAAGGAGATCTTGACTCCGAAGAACACCCTGCAGTACATGTCACCAGTCCAGTTAAAGCTTTCAAGGGATATCCTCGATGAGAGCTAGAGAATTTATTCGCGAGCAGAAAGAGCTTCCTCCCGAAACAGCAGAGCCTATGCAATACACTTATACGCTGCCGGGACTTAGTGCAGCTGATCCATACAAATCTTATCGCATGGGTGTTGCGCTGGCCCGTGCCCGTAGTGAATACCGCAAAGACAATGTGAATCCACACATGCCTGAATGGTCAGCAGAAACAGCATTTGGTGAGCATGCTGTGATATCAGGAATGAATTCTGGTATTGAACAGATCATTGACGCCGCGCTGGCAATGACTGATACTCCAGGTGGCAAACGCTTGGTCAGCACACCTGAAAGCAACGAACCCAAGTTTGTAACAACTCAGAGCCCAGTCAATGCCTTCAAAGGCTACCCACGCTGATTGTTTTTTTTTGCTAAATATTCCAACATAGAAATTTAGCAAATGGCCAATCCACCTCCACCATACGACAACATCACAGGCATAAGCCGTGCTGTAATGAAAGACAACGCACAAGAAACCATTGGCGATTACAACGGTGTTGCTCGCCCCAGCGAATTAGTAGTCAATCAACTCACACAAGATATCTATGTAGGCAACGTCAATGGAAATCTAAATTTGGTTGCATACGGATCTGGTGTTACCAGCACCACAACATTCAACCCGCAGTTCACTGACGGATCAGGCACATTTGCTGGCGGCACTGCCACTGCATCCTATGTGCGTATGGGTCCGCTGATGTATATACATGTGTATGTGGATTTTACAGGGGTTACCAACTTTGGCAGCACAGGATATCAGATTACACTGCCCACCCCTGCAA